GTCGAAGATACTTCTTCCGTCTCCGTCTCCGTTTCTTTCTCCGTCTCCGTCTCCGTCTCCGTTTCTTCCTTTTTGTTTTTTAAATTGTAAGGAGTTTTAAAAAACAAAATAAAGAAGGCTCCGACCATGAGTATAGTCAGAATAATTCCTAACATTGTTTATTATTATAAGTGTAGAATATTTATTCATTTACGCTGAGGAAGCCTCCTCACCTTCTTCCTCTGTGATCTCCTCGAGTTTGGCCTCGGTAGAGTTTTCCGCCTCACGCAACTTGCGTCGCTCCTCCATTTCCTTCGCCACGATGGAGTCAGCTTCCTTGACAAGTTCTTCCATGGGAGTATCCGGCTTCTCCTTCTTGAGACGCTCGAGCACCTCAGCAGGGTGAGAGATTGGAGCTTCGTCGGGCTTGGTATAGAACTTAGAGTTATCATCACCCGGTGTGAAATGATTCTTGTTACTCATCATCGCGTCCTTACGTTCCTGGAACATACGAGCCGCCTGAGACTGGTTCTCCTTGTATCCACTCATAATTTCTTCAAGTTTTTCGTTCGTATAGTGGACGTCATCGATGGCGGTGGGATCGGGGGGAATCAATAGCCACTTATACATATCTACCACGTAGATGTCAAAGGTGGGATCCTCTTTCTGAAGGCGCTTAGCGTGATGAGCGGCTTCGTCACGGTTGGCGAACGCACCACGAATCTTGATACCGAACTTGTCATTTTTTTGGGGAGCCTCGGGACCGACGATGGAAAGGCACGCGAAGAGCTGACCAGGGACAGTCGTGTAATCTTGGGTGAGAGACATTATAATCATTGATGCGTTCAAAACTTTAAGTTCTTTATACTTAAGTCAAACTCTTAAAGGAAAAGATCTATACATAACCATGGAAGAAATTCGCAAGAACCACAACGAGGCCAAGCGTTCCTTGATACAGTCCGTCACCAAGGAGGGGCACAGTATTTTGGATGTTGGTTGTGGGTTCGGTGGTGATCTTCAAAAATGGCATAGGTGTGGTGCGAATATAAACATGTGTGACCCAGAACCGAGTGCTTTAGTTGAGGCCAGGTCTCGAGCCAAAAACATGCACATGAGAGTAAACTTCTATGAAGGTGACATACACAACTGTCCGAATAGAAAACACGACATCGTTTGCTTCAATTTTTCACTTCACTACATCTTCGCCACGAAGGAACTATTCTTTAGCTCGATACGTGAAATCAAAAAAAGGATAAAACAGGATGGAAAATTGATAGGTATCATTCCAGACTCTGAGCAGATTATTTTCAAAACACCTTATCTAGACGGTTCTGGAAACTTTTTCAAAATGAAAGATCATGGAAATGGGGGATTTGGGGAAAAGTTATTCGTCAACCTGGTCGACACACCGTTTTACGCAGATGGCCCGAAATCAGAACCTGTCGCGTATAAGGACTTACTCGTGACACACCTAGAGGAGATTGGATTCAAGTTACTCAGTTGGGAGAATCTAGGTGGCAACCCGATATCAAAGCTGTATAGTAAATTTATCTTTGTATATAAAAGATGAATATACCTCTGATCACTTTACTTGTGGCAGCGGTTTTCTTTTTTTACAAGGCGGAGAGACCAGAGAAATTGAGAATAGTAAATGAAAAGTACAGAACACTCAGGGAACACCTCAGAGAGACGAACAATGAAAAGTTTCGTGCGCTCGTGCATCACATCCCCATCACTGGAAAACTCTGGATGAAGGACAGCGTTGGGACAAATACGAACAAGGGTGGAGAAATTGTAGTGTGTTTGGATGGTGAACCTAACGAGATTTTCCATGTTCTCATCCATGAGTTGGCACACTGCACAGTCGAAGAGTATTCACATTCACCAGGGTTTTGGGATAATTATGAGGAGTTGAGAAACATTTGCATAGATTTAGGAATATACGAGAAAGTCACAGAGAAGAAAGATTTCTGTGGTCAGCATGTCCAGGACAAATAATCTCAGTTAAGTTTAATGAAGACACCTCTTTCTGTCCTTGCTACAGCCATAGCTTACTGGGCTGCCTTGTACATCGTTCTAGTCATCCCCCAATTTTCTAAGAGCTACGTCATCAATCTTTTCTGGGTGACGTTGATCGCACCTAACTTCATGCGACTCGCTATAGGTAAAATCCCCCAACTCGCTGTGGATCGCGGCTTTTTCCTGGTCTCTACACTCATCGGGTTCATTCTCACATACCTCATCAACCAGGTATCCCCTGATACACGGGAGGCTATGAAGAATAACAGGGCGTCTAATGATAAGAAACTGAAACTTGGTGTCTTATTATTAGGGACATTTGCCTTTGGAGCTTTAGTTGCGTATTTTGCTGGAATGGATAAATCCATCTACAGTAACATGGGTTGGGAATCTAACACTAAGAACAGCCTGTCGCCTAATTTTTAATGACGTAATCCTTCAGTAAGAAGAAAACGACAGCCGCCACAGCACCAGTGGAGGCAAGACCGACCAAACTTCTACCCCCTTGTTCGTTAAGGAACTTGGGGATAGAGGTCGCGAGACGATCTTGGATAGGTTTGCTCACAGAAATGGCAGCGCAGACACCCGCTACGAGGGCGGTGAGCTGGTCATCTGTTAGGTTGAAGGGGTTCTTGCTCGCGGGCTTTTCAGGTTGCACCTGATAGGCACCCTGGGGGTTGGGAGCTGTCATGTGAGGCATGGCGCCCTGCATTCTGGGTTCCTCTGTCATCATAGGGGGCTCCATCATAATATCGTTAATGGGAGTAGAATCCATCGTCTCTTTATGTTCACTCACATTTTTTTCAGGTTGAATATACGCTTCATTCTGCCTGAAAGCAGTGGTTTGATTATTATTCAGGGGCACCATTCCATCTCCGTTATCGGCGAGATTCATGGTGATAACGTTCTCGGTCGCCATTTAATATACCCATATGTTTTAGAATAAAAATAAAATACGCAATCATTTTGTCTTGGTAATTTTGAGGTTAGTCTTCCGTGTCGCCTTCTTTGCGTCGTCTTCCTTCAAATCGCCGTGTTTCGGGTTATACATCTTCTTGTGAAGTCTCCAAAGGTCCGAGCTCCCCACCCTGAAGTTTTTCCTTAATGTTGCCTTGTACCAAAACACACAGTCCTGTATCTTGTTACTTTTCACCGTGTTGTCCAATACGAGACATTCATAGTTCTCGGTGCAGGCGTCCATTACTTTACAGAACATATCAAACGATGGAAAGATGCCAAAGAAGGATTTATAGAGTTTCTCTCTATTCTGGATGATGTTTTCCCTGAGAATAAAGACGTAATCGACATTGGCACGGAGGGCTGGGGGGAGGTCCATCACGTACTGCATGGTCAACATGAAGAAGATCTTCCAGTGACGCCCATTCATAAAGCATTGACGAATGCAGGTGTCTTTGAGGAATTTGGAGTCATACATGCAGTCATCGAGTAACATAAAAGCCCCACAATTCTTTTTACCAGCACCGACAAGTTTACGCTGTCGGCTCATGACTCTTTCAATCGCGTCTCTGTCATAGTCACCATAGACGAATAGATCTGGAATAAACTCTGAATAGAAGTGGTTACCTTCTTCTGTTCCAGAGAGGACTATGCCAGCGGGGAGGTGCTTCTTATGGAACATGATATCCTTCACGAGCGTAGACTTACCAGTATTACGCTTGCCTATAAACACACAGACACGATCATCTGTCATCGTTTCCGGCTTGAATTTCCTCAACTGGAGATTCATTCTAGTATTAATCTGGGTTTTATTAACCCTTTTTTAACTCATCCTGAGAAACGTTATATTCTGGATAAAACAATCTTAACACACTGTAAATGTTTATGCAAACAGGTTTTGTCGGAAATACAGACGATACAGCGAATGAATACATCAACACCATGATTGATATTCTTTTACCTGTTATGGAACAGGGTATGTTATATGCCGGGGAATACGCCAAGGGTTGCGGACGAGATATCATTCTTCCAGAGGATGTTGAATACGCGATCAAATACTGTGCGATGTGTCGTGTTGGACAGGTTGTTGGTAGCACCATGCCAGAGATTTATGATGAGTCCGAATCCGATTCAGACGAATCTTATGTGGAAGACGTGCCTCCGGAAGAATGCCCCGAGTTTGTCAGGTATTCAGGAGAGGACACTTTACTAAACCAAATCAATCAGGCTCGCGACAGATGGGACACTTGGATTCCACAAAGTCCGGCAGAAGAGATGTTAAAAAATGCTATTAATAATAATGAGCATCTCGGAGCCTGAGCCATGGTCGTTCAACGGTGAAGACCAGTTCAAGAAGTATGAATCAGAAGAAAGCTCGACGGATGAATCAGATGACGAAGAAATTTTTTCAAAAAAGATCAAAGGTAAGAAGTTCAAAAAATTGGTTGAAAAAGAGAAACTTTCTTTCGAATAATTTTTTTCCCAACGTAATATATAACACCATGTCCGCTGCTATCCAAACGGTAAACCTCGTTTCCCAAGAGCTCCAGACCCAGACCCTCAACTCCATCGTCGCGGGTTTCTCCTTCGCCGCGGCGATGTCCTGGATGGACTTTGTTCGCTGGTCGATCACCCAGATTGTTAAGGTTCCCAAGAACGGTGGCTCTCAGTATGTCCTCACCGCTCTCCTTACCACCCTTCTTTCCGTCGTGATCTTCCTCATCGTGACCGCCGTCAACGGCCGTGTCTCCAAGCCCGCTCAGCCCGTCTACGCGATTACCCGCTAAGCGGCTCGCCTCTTACCCATAGATAGTATTAACAGGATACCTGTGAAAATGATCAGGGTAATATAGATGAACTCAATTTTCCATTCATAAAGATTCTTCTTTTCAGGAATGCTTATGCTTGGCACCTTTTCCTTTTCCTTTTCCCCCTCCACTGGTTCTTCTTTCATTGGAGTGAGATTCTCTAACTTGTCCGTGGAACAGGTGATTTCAAATTTAAGGACATGATCTTGGTTTCTAAAGTCGTAGGGTATCAGTCGTCCGTGACTCATGTAAAAGAATTCGATTCGTAAGTCATTTATGGATTTAAGAGATCCAGAATGAAACTCGTGTGTCACTTTATCATCGGTGCCACTGACGTTCACAAAATCAGTTCCATCCAGCAGAATATGACCCGTGTAATATGGTTCTGACACGAACACGGACTGATTAAAAGTTTCGGATCCAGACGAGATGCGTAGCACCAGGGAATTGGGTCCACTCAAATTCGAAGCACCAAAATCTTCTGTACTTTCTAAATCTTCTGGGCCACTACCCAAAATCTGGTAAGGTGTTGTTGATAATATGTTAGAATCGTATCCACGGGCACCCCTTTTAAATAAAAAAATGAAATTCGAATAACCCCCATTAGAATTGAATGTATTATTATTCACATCATACGAAAACCCAGCGCCAGTAAGTCTATTATTTATTTCAGTCGCTAGAGATGCTCCCGTGTAATTACCAGGTTGTAAGGTCACAGTTGTGTAATTACCCACCGGGTACAAACTATTTAAATGTGATGGTATAGCAACCCAAGGATCCTGCCCCTCTGGACGAGCTTGGGCGGCTCCAGTTTTATCTATGACGTCAAATTTGTTATTCGTTTCACATACCAGGAGCTGCGAAGCGGGAATACGACCTGAGACTAATTTGATTTGAGAAACGTCATAGATAGCGTCGTTTAGGGTCACGACATAATCATTCGGGTTCGCGTGGAGAGTTGGGTCCCTCTGACTACTGTCAATCGTAAAGTTATGAACCTTCATTAAAATATAGGCACAATATTTTAATGAGTGTTTTTGTTTACATGTAAATACTTTACTGGTAAAACTGATGCGCGAGGGGGTTGTTCTGAAGCTGTCTCTTGGCAATTTCCAAATTATTCACATGGGGGTTACCCTGTCCCTTGTAGGCGTTGAACTGATGGTAAGGTTTTTGTTGATAGTTTTGAGTCCACCCACCGTTCGCGGCGTTAATGCGACCGTCTATGCGGCTGGTGTCACTACGAACAGCTGTGACTGTGCCACCCTGCTTCAGAGCACTCTCACGAACATTCATGCGACCGGGGTTACCCATGCGGTTGGGCTTGCCACGCTTATCTTCGGGGCGGTAACCATTCTTCATGAGCTGCTCGTTATTCTTCATATTCATCTGAGCAGCGGCGGTGTTCGTGTAGCCACCCTTAAAGTTGGAAATCCCTGGAGCGGGCTGGTTGTTATACATGAACTGACCACCACTGTTGTCACTCTTGAAACGTGTGGGGTCCTGGACAGCAGTCGTGGCAGAGATGACACGCTTCGCGCCGTTGAATCCCAAATTGTCCCCACGGTAACCAGTCTCAGAGCGGTTTGTCGTTTTCTTGGTTCGTTCGTGCTCGTTACGGGGAACAACACCAGACATACCCTGAGCTCTTCCGGGCATTGTGGGAAGACGAGAAGGTAAGTGGGCAGTCGTCGCGGGTTTGTTGTGAGTGAGCTGACCGACCACCGCACCTCTACCACCCGTGTGATCGGCGGCTGGACCGGTGCGTCCTGGAAGTGTGGTCAATTTATACTCACCAACATTCACTGGGTTCACTCGTAGCATCTGTTGGAAGCCACCAGTCGCCGGGACATTGGGGCCTACACCCAAACCGGGACCAACCAACTCCTTTTCTATGGGGGACAGGTTGTTCATCCTTCCGTGATCATACATCCTGTTCCGCATGTCCATCATTTCCTGACCACTAGTGCGAGACTGACTAGCTATGTCACCAAAGCTCTTCATTTCCTGTTTGTGGGAAACGTCGACAGGTGGTTCAAAATTGTCCTCTTCAACGACGACCGGCCTATTTACAAATAATGGTTCGGTAGTAACTTTGGGTGGTTGAGTTTTCGTACTCAAGTTACGACCAGCGTATACAAGACCCGCTACAGCCATGAGCGAAATGGGATCAGCCATTCTTACTTTTTGTTAACATTTTTATTAAGATACCTTTTCTGAAACAAACCATTCTGAAGATCAGCCCTAGTGCTGGCTGGCTCATACTGCATGGTCCGAATCGGCAATTTACACTCCATATTGTTGAGGGGGAAGTAATTCTTTTCATACGTTTGGACTATGTGCTTGTTGAAACGAGATGTGCTCTGGGGGCGAAGTTGATCACTGACATCTATGTGCTGAGCTGGAGAGCCCTTACCAGCCTTGTAAGGGGCGGTGCCGTAGAGCATCGTGTTGGGTCTGCACCCACCGCAGTTCACCGGACCACCAGGCTGAGGATAAACGAAAACCTCATCAGTAGCTTTGGTGGGGGCAGAGCACCACTGTTCTGAACGATAGAAAGGCCAGGTTGAAGCTGATACGCCATTTACTATAACGTGAGATATTTTCCTCTAGGCTCTTCTGTCACCATCCATTCCGAGGCCAGAATACGCCTCGAGCTGAACACCCCTGGCGTTTGGATTACAGTGTTTGGAATTACTTTTGCACATAGGGCCATTCTTGGGTCCATACAGCCACTCGGCAAACTCCGTTTGTCCTCCTGGGATTTTCGACACAGGCATAGTCACAAACTGCCTCTCCATCGCGTTTCGTAAGTATTGAGGCATGGAAGTCCTCGACCGACCGCTGTCATAGGGAATACGATCACTGGTGTATCTCTGAACATACGGCTTAACCGAGGGGTAATAACAAGCCTCGAGTCGGTTAGGGGCGTTCGTGTAGTCCGTCATGAGCACATTCCCCATGGGGTTATCCATGGTGGGCTTTTGGCACATGTTTTCTCCTGTCACTGGCGTTGTTCCATAGCTTTCTTTTACCATTTTCGACTTATAAAGAACGTAAATCACACCAAGAATGGTGCCACCGAGTACAAAGACACGAGGATCACGTCTGATTAAATAAAGAAGTGTGGAAGCGTAAACGATAAACCTCGAGGCAGAATTGATCCTGTCCTCTGGGGTCTGCTTACTATTAGGCCAAAATTGTAAAAAGTATTTTTCATCAACGAGCTGGCGAGGATCGTCGAACCAAACCTTCATTTAGTATATACTCAGGTTTAATTTTTTGGTCCGAGGCCACCGAGCATGCTACCCATCATCTTCATGAGGGCGTCCTCATTCAGCTCACCACCTTCTTCCTGTAGTTGAGACGCCACACCCTGTGCGAGTGCCTCAATCTGAGCCATTTTGTCAGGGGGGAGGGCCATGATGGTAGTTCCTAGCATATACAGGGTCTGTATATATTGCCAAGTCGCATCCTTCGTGTTCACAGACATGCGCTCCCAATACGAAGAGATGTCAAGATCCTTTAGGAAGTCAATCTTTGAGCACTCCTCGAGGAGAAACTTATCATCCTTCGCAGAAATCTGTTCAGCGTAAGGGGTTACACCCTTCATAAAACTATCCACGACGAGACGAGGATTGGTGGATTTCAGCACGTCAAAAGACGTGAGCATTTTCTTGATGCCCTTTTCATCTGGAAAAGTCTTGTGCAATTCCACAAGAAATTGACCCATCATATCATTGAAAGCAGAGACAGACGCCATTTTCTTAATTTACAAATCTAATCTTTAAGTTTAAAAAGGCTCTGTAGAAATAGCCTCACGTTTACCAATTCCACCAGACACTATAAAGAATACGAGAATCGCATT